TTTAATCAGGCCATTATTACGAACAACTATGAAGTTGCTCTTGGCTCTGATACTACTGTGCCTTTGGAATTTCAATCACAAGCAGCGGTGTAACATGGAAACGGTTGAATATCATTTAAAAGGAAAGCTTGAATATGCCAACAAAGGAGAGACTGTAGCTGCCAGATTCATTTCTATTAATGAATTTACAGCCAAGCACTTGAATTATACTGCACCTATTAAGCAGATGTGCTTGCGTGCCTTTAATGACATCTCTGAAGGATATAGTGATGAGGAAATTAAAGAGGCACAAGAGTCTAAAAGCGAGACTGAGACAACTGGAAGCGATTTAATGCAAGCACTTTATATGTCCAATGAGGATGTATCAAAGTTTTTTGTTTACATGAGAGAGCTTTTAACGTCTCCAAATATCGCTTATGTTGATGGCGAAGTAAAGCTGACTAAGCCTATTTTTGAAGAGCTGAGCCAAGAGGATGTAGAAGGAGTGTGTGGCGAATATGCCATGACTTTTATTCTAGCCTCTGTGCTGAGGGATTCACAGAGGCAAAGTTAAGGGATAAAATTTGGGACACTGTTCTATTCTTTGAAGGCGGATTGGATTATCACAAGCTTATTGACAGTCCATTCTCCACTGTTATAGAAGCAATAGAACAGGCCCAAAGATTAACAGAAGCAAGACGCCAGGAGATTAATAGAGCTAAGCAAAGCAAATGACTTTCCAAGTATCATATACATTTTTGGCTCTCAATAAATTCTCTGCAACAGCAAGGAGAATTAAAAGGGATACTGTTGCCTTAACAAATAAAATTAAGCAGCAACACGCAGCCTCAATGAAAGCTACTGAGGGTTGGAGAAGCTTCAACAGATCAGTAGTTGATGCTGGTAAAAAGATGACGCTATTTGCGTCATTGCCTATTGCTTTTGGCTTTAAGAAAATGATTGACATGGCGTCGGATGCTACTGAAACAGCAAATAAGTTTGCTGAGGTATTTAAAGGAATCCAAAATGAAAGAGGTCAAGCAGTAGCTGGTCTTGCCAAGGATTTTAAGTTAGCTAGCAGTACATCACAAGAATTACTTTCAAATACTGGTGATTTGCTTGTTGGCTTGGGCTTGAATAGAAAAGAAGCGCTGAAATTATCAGAAGGCGTTGTTAGACTTTCTGCTGATGTTGCTTCTTTCAAAAATGTGCAGGGTGGTACTGAGCGCGCTGCTATCTCTCTTACCAAGGCTCTGCTTGGCGAGAGAGAAATGCTCAAGGAAACTTTTAAAACTGCCGTTTTAGAAGAAGAAGTCAAAAAGCGTGCTGTTAAAATAGCATCTAAAAGAAGGGGATTAACAGAACAGCAGGCCAAGGCTCTTGCTACATTGGCTATTGTTACTGAAAGGAATAAGGATGCCATTGGTGACTTTGCTAGAACTCAAGATCAGTATGCCAACCAAACGAGAATCAATCAGGAACTTACCAAGGAAATGGCAGAGTCGTTTGGTAAGCTATTGCTACCAGTTGCCATTAAAGTCAGAAAGTCTTTAATAAGCATAACTGAAAAAATAAACAATCTCTCGCCAGGAGTGAAAAAAGTTATCCTTATTATACTTGCTGTTATAGCAGTCGTTGGTCCATTGCTTCTTATATTAGGGGCATTGAGTTCTGCCTTTGTTGGTTTAACATTAGCTGCTGGCGCTCTTGGTGTGACTGTTAGTGCACTATTATTGCCAATATTGGCTATAGGTGCTGGTATTGCTATTATAATAGCAGTAGTTATGAACCTTGATAAGCTGAAAAAGAAATTTTCTGAAATGTCGCCAAAAGCAAAAGCGGCATTAACAATAGCTTTCTTCCCATTGATTATGGCTATTAAGGCTATGAAAACGATATGGGGTTTGATGTCGAAATTGAAACCTGTTTTCGTAGAAATAGCATCAAAGGTCAAAGACTTGTTTGATAAAATAACTTCAATACCAGCAATATCTGGTATACTTAAAAAGATTGGTGACTTTGGCGGAGATATGCTATTTGGTAGTAAGATAGATGTTGGTGGTGATATAAGTAAAACTAGCCAGAATGAAACTGAAATAAATGTCAACGTAAAAGGAGAGCCTGGAACTGTTGCAAATGCTGGTGCTAGAAATAAATCTGGCAACGCCAATATTGGATTGAATGTCCTTGAGGCTTATTAATGATACTTGAGAATTTAAAGCCTGGTAAATATAAAGGTGTTGATTTCTGGATCAGGACATCTTCGATTACTGGCGGACGTAAAACTCAAAAACATGAGTTCCCAAATTCTGATAAGCAGACCATTGAAGATTTTGGTTTGCTTCCTAAAAGTCACAGAATAACTGCTTTTATATTCTGGCCAAATTATTTCCAAAAGCGTGATGCTTTAATTCGCGCTCTTGATGAAGGTGGTGCTGGTGTTTTAACGCATCCATTTTATGGCGATATACCGAATATCGCTGCTGTTGATTATACTATAAATGAAGACTTATCTGAGCTTGGTGAAGCTAAATTCCAAATATCATTTGAAGTTGATGATGATACTGGATTGCCTAAGCAAGAGCTTGATGTTATTGGTAACATCGAAAGCACAAGAGGTAATTTATCAACAGCAACACAAGAGAATATTTCAGGCAATTTCCTTGTAACAAATAAGTTCCAAAATAACTTTCAGCAAGCACGCCAGAAATTGCTTGAGTTAAATAATGAAGTAAGGAAAGAAACCAGCTTTGTGTTTAAGATACAGGCTGGCGCTAATGAATTTAATGCATTGTTGTCTGACTTTGGTAACAATGTTAATGAGCTTGTGACTAAACCAGCGAATTTGGCCACAAGCATAGTAAGCATGTTTGATTCAATAGATTCTTTATATGTTAATATAAAGGATTCTTTTGATGTTTATAAAAGGTTTAGTGATTTTGGTGATAGTGATATAAGTCTTGATATTACTACAGCAGGTTTACAGCAGAGACAGAAAAATAATGATGTAATAAATTCCTCTGTTAAGGCAATGTCACTAGGATACCAATATCAGAATGCTGCCAAGCTAGAATTTGATACGGTTGAGGATATTGAATCAGTAGAATCAGATATTGAGGCCAATTACCAAGCATTAATTAATGAGCCACAATTAAGTGGTGACATGGTTTCTATATTAAAGGATTTGCGATCTGTAACATCTAGGTTTTTCAAAAATGAAAAGCTTAATGTTGACAAGATTACTGAAATAAGAACTCCAATATTACCAGCAAGAGTTATAGCATATCAATATTATGCTGATAGTTCAGTTGGTGAAAGAATAGCCAATTTGAATTTAATTAATGATCCATCATTTGTTGAAGGAACTATAAGAGTATTTACTGAATGATTACCATTTCTATAAATGGTGTTAATTACTCTTTGTTTGAGTCTGCTACTGCTACCAAACAGCTGGATGCTGCGAGCGGATCATTTAGATTTGATGCAGTTAAAACTAAAACTGCATTAACATTCCCTGTAAAAAAGGGTGATAGTTGTGAAATATATGCTGATGATCAAAAAGTAATAACTGGCTTTGTGGAGAAAGTATCAGGATCAGCAAGTGCAAATAATCACCAAATAACTATTGAGGGAAGGGATAAAACAGCAGATTTTATCGACTCTACCATTGATGTTATAACTTTAAATCCACCAATAAGTTTAAAGAAAGCTATTGAAAAAGTTATACAACAAATTGGCGCAGATATACTGGTGATTGATAAGGTCAACCCATCAGATTTTAAAAATTCAGAAGATTTGCCATCATCAGAAGTTGGCGATAATGCTTTTGATTTCGTATCTAAGCTTGCGCAAAAGAAACAAGTTTTGCTTACATGTAATGGTGACGGAAATTTAGTAATAGATAGATCAACTGGGGTTATGGTTGGTGCTCAAATAAGGCATCAAATTGATTCTGATAGGAATAATATAACAAGTTCATCTTGGGATTTTAATGATGAAAATAGGTTCTCAAGATATAAAGCAGTAAGCCAAATGAATATGCTTGCTGGTGAATATGCTGGCGAGATATCAGCAAAAGATTTAACTGACCAGCAGAGCAATACCATTATAGATTCAGCAATAAGAAGGTCAAGACAGTTTATATTTCAAACTGAAAATCTATCTGGCGAACAGTCTGCAAATGAAAGAACGAAATGGGAAGCAAACATAAGAAAAACTAAAGGTGAAATATATAGCTGTACTTTGGATAGATTTTACATTGATGGAGTTTTTCTTACGCCAAATTTATTGATGAGAGTTATTGATGACTTTGCAGACATAAATGATCTTATGCTATTGAATAGCGTACAGTATGATTATAAAAAGGGGTCAGAGTGTTTGCTTAACTTTGTGAATAAAAATTCTTATAAGGTTGCTTTATCTGAGCCTGAAGATGAAGAAGTTGGGAATGTATTTGCCAATGCTTAGGAAACTTAGAAATTTGATTAAGCTGGCTCGAATAACTCTATCATCTAAAGATGATGGCAAGTATTCTATACAACAAATTAATTATATGGGCAAGCCTACTCCTTGTTTGGTAGTTTTCCCATATGGTATGCATGCAAATTTACCAATAGATTGCCTTGGTACGATATTGAATTGTAATGCTGATGAAGGCAATCTACATATGTTGCCACACTTATCAGAAAAAAGAATAAAAGGATTGAAGCCTGGTGAAGTTATTTATTTTCACCCGACAACAAAGTCATTTACTCATTATAAAAATAATGGTGATGTTGAAGTTTTTGCAAAAGGAGATTACATATTAAATTGCAAGAACTATAAAATTACCGCTGAACAGAATATAGATTTAGCTGCTGGTGCTGATATTAATGCACAAGCATCTAATTTTAACATAACTGCCAATTTTAATGTTAATGGGAATACTGCTTTTACTGGTTCTGTTAGTGCAAATGGATTCCCAATAGATGAAACTCATACCCATGATGGTTCGCCGACTGCACCTGATGGGCCTGTTTCTGATACTGGTACTGTTAAGCCATGAGTTTGGAAAATCAATTTGATGTTAAGCTTGATAATTCAGCAGGATATTATGATATCCTTATTGATGATGATGGCGATATCCTGACTGGTGATCAGTTTAACACTGCTATTTTAATGACAATACATTGCCATAAAAGAGCATTGCCTTCAGAGATGCCTGATGTTTCCAGAAGGCGTGGTTGGATTGGTAATGAATCAACACCTGGATTTCAAATTGGATCCAAGGCTTGGCTGTATTACCAAGAGCGTATTACAGCAAGTATATTGGAGCAATTGTCTTCCCAGCTTAATGTTGATTTTCTTTGGTTCGTTGATGAAAGTCTGCTAAAGTCTATTTCTGTTAGGCCAATATTTAATTCAAGAGAAGTTGGAGCAGAAATAACTTTTAACAGGCATCAATCAGAATCTGAAACTAGATACTATAAGCTTTGGGATAGGACTGCATAATATGCCTATTAAATTACCAAACAATGCAACTGAAATAGAGCAAAGGCAAAAGACTGACGTTCAGCGTAAATTACCAACGTCAAATCCTTTTTTGCCTAATAGTTGGCTTGGTGCATTAATCACAGGTACATCAAATAGATTTTTTGATTTTTATATACAGCTCAAAAACCTTCTTAGAGAAAGTTTTTGGGATACTTCCACTGGTGATTTTCTCAAAAGGCAAGCCTCTTGGTTTGGTTTTACTGGCAATGCTGCATCAAAATCATTAGGTAATATAGTTGCTACTGGTACTCTTTATGCTGATATATTAACTTCAGATTCATTTAAAACTAGCAATGGCGTTGAATATGAAGTATTAACAGCAGTTCAGATTGATGATGTTTCAATAGATATATTGAGCATTGAGAGATCAGGAAATACAGCAATTGTTACCACAGATGGCGCCCATGGTATGGCATCTAATGTAACTCCTACTATATCAGGTGCAAATCAAAGTGAATATAATCAATCTGATATAGAGATAAAAGTTACAGATGTTGATAAATTCACTTATGAAGTAAGTGGATCGCCAACTACACCAGCAACTGGTACAATATCTCTATCGGCACAGTTTGCTATTGTGCCTGTTAAGTCAATAGAATTTCAAGCAAGTGATCTTGAAGTTAATCTTGAGACTGACACACAACTTACTCCATTATCACCAATAACTGGCGTTGATGGTACAGCCCAAGTTGATGCTGAAGGCGTAACAGGTGGATCAAGCGCAGAATCAGATGATGAATTTAGAAGTAGGTTTCTTGAAGGCGTTCAAAATCCTACTACACTATTTAATGTCCAGGCAATAAAGGATAAGGCCAAAGAAATAACTGGAGTAACAAGAGTTTTTGTTAAAGAAGTTACTCCAGATATAGGGCAAGTAACAGTTTATTTTGTTAGGGATAATGATGATGATATTATACCTACTTCAACGCAAGTCACCAATGTTAAAAATAAAATATTGGAGATAAAGCCAGCACAAACATCAGATGATGATGTTATAGTTGAAGCGCCTTCTGAAAATTCTATTGATTTTGAATTCAGCGCTTTAACCCCAGATACTGTTAGCATGAGAAATGCTATAGCAGCAAACCTTGATCAATTTTTTAAGGAATCAACTGATGTTGGTGTTGGTATTGATGAAGATGCTTATAGGGCTGCTATATTCTCAACAGTAGATACTGAAACTGGGCAGCCAATGCAAACTTTTGCACTGAATTTCCCATCAGGGGATATATCAAATGCTGTTAATGAATTGCCAACATTAGGTGATATTGGCTATGACATTATTTGAGCAACATTCTATTGGCGAACATGCTGATAGTATAGCAGCATACCTTCCTAGTGGAGAACTGTTTAAATCTGCTAGGATAACAGATTCAAATTTTAGAAAGCTTTTGCTTGGGATATCACATGAGCTGTTTACTGCTGAGGGTTATTTAATAACAGCAGCCAAAGAGTATGATATAAGAACAACAACTCTTTTTATTCAAGAATGGGAAAGTGCTCTTGGTATACCAGATGATTGCTTTAAAGGAGATGGCACTATTGTGGAAAGGCGTGCCCATGTACTCATTAAGCTTATAGCAAGAGGAACACAAACTGCTGAAGATTTTATTGAGATGGGTAATCTTTTGGGATTAAATCTTGTTGTCAATGCTGGAATTGATTTGATGAGATTCCCATTTACTTTCCCAATTTTCTTTTTTGACAATGAGAAGCATGCAAGATTCTCAATAGTTATTACTGACGTAAGTGGCGTTGGCTCTGTATTCCCGCTAATACTTCCATTTACTCTTGGTGAGACTACAGCAACAAAGTTAATATGTTTTCTCAAGAAGCTGAAACCAGCCAATGTTGAGTTATTTTATTTCAATATATCTACGTCATAGGTAAGGATATGTTAAATATACCAGATAAAGAAGATGGCAATACAGTCAATGCTGAAGAATTTGATAGCATTGTATTTGAGCTTGAGAATGCAGTAACAGCTACAGGGCAGACTTTATCAGGGGCTGATCTTAGACAGTTGTCTAAGACTATTTCAAATTATGCTGCTGCTGGTACTTTCTTTTTAGTTAGTTCTACTGGCAATGATTATACATTCTCAGTTATTGGATCAAGAGATGCTCCAACGCAATATTTTAATGGTATGACTGTTAGGGGTATTATTGATTCTGCTAATACTGGTGCTGCTACTATTAATGTTGCTGGCTTAGGCCAAAGAGCAATAAGAAAAAATAATGCTACTGAAGCATTAATAGCAAATGATCTTTTGCCTGGTATAGTTGAATTGGCATTTATTTCATCACAAAATGCTTTTACTATCGTTTCTATTTTGCAAGCAACCACAACTAGGCAAGGCAAAGTAGAGTTGGCTACTATAGCAGAAACTACTGCTGGAACGGACAGCCAAAGAGCAGTTACTCCAGCAGGGGTAGCTCCTGCATTGGCAGATTCTGCTGGAAGGGTTAGTGTTTCAAATAATGATACTACACAAGATAGGCTTGATGATAAGCTTGTTGCTGGTGATGGTATTTCATTAACTGAAATGAATGATGGTGGTGATGAGTGGCTAGAAATAGATGCCAATTTATCACAAGACCCAAGAACTCATGTAATAGTTGTTGCTGATACTGATGGCCAACTTATCATTGATTTTAATAACACCATCATTGATGATGTAGGCGGTGGTGTTCAAGGTCAAGTGAAAAATCATTTGATATATAAAAATGGTCAACTTCTTGTTAACAATGCATTCAATTCTCTTATAGGCTCACAGCAGCCAGATTATGTTGTGACTGATTCTGTGTATGGTGAAATAACTCTTGAGTCCCATGCTGCTGCAGAGGCTGGAGATATATTTGAATACATTGATGCAAGAGTAACTCAAGCAACTCCTGCAGCATTTTAATGAGGTTTCATTATGAGTAACAAATTAAAGAGAAACCAAATAAATACTGGTGGCAAGCCAAACCAACTGCCATATTTTGCAGTATTAAGCCCTGATGAGCATGGCATTCAAATACAGGATTCTGATGACAATGTCCTCATGGAAATTGCCATATCAGAAGATCAATATGATGCTTTCAGTCTAAGGATAACTGATCCTGGTGAGAATGCTGGTCTTTATATTGAAGGTGATGAATATGGCGCCAGCAATTTTGAATTAACTTCTACTGAAGCATCAACTATATCATCTATTGTTAGCTTATTGCTTGATGCTCCACTTATTATAACCAATGCAAGCCAATGGAATTTCACTGGCAATACTTTATTAAATCAACTTGGTCAAATAGCGTGGAGTGCTCAAACTTTAACTCTTGATGCTTATGATGATATTGATTTTGATAACAAAAAAATTGGAATATTAACTATTGATGCAGACGAATCAATATCAAGTATATCAGGAATTTTAGCTGGTTCTGAATCAATACTCATTGTTGAGCAAGATAATTATGGTCAATGGAATATAACGAATTGGCCATCAAATGTTGTTTGGTTGAATGGGTTTGCCCCTGATGTTTCGTTGCCTGATGGCGAGAAGTTCTTTGTATTTATTTATTATGATGGCGTAAATTATTATGCTCATTATATTGATAATACAAAATTTGATAAAAATATAAATTACATACGTGCTGAGCAAATTGGTAATGATCTTAATATATCTGGTATTGGCAATGTGTCTATGGCTGCATTAAATGGGGCTGATGTAGCCTTTGCTGATGCTATTAATGATGATTTAAGAACTTACCGATTTGACGGCACTGATTGGTCTCAAGTTGGGAATGATCTTAATATATCTGGCATGTCTACGCCAGCAATAGCAGCATTAAATGACACTGATATAGCCTTTATTGATGATTCAAATGAAGATTTAAGAACTTACCGATTTGATGGGACTAACTGGTCACAGGTTGGTAATGATCTTAATATAACTGGCATGGGGCTTATGTCAATTGCTGCATTAAATGGCACTGATATTGCTATTCTTGATGGCGGCAATGATGATTTAATAACATACCGATTTGATGGGTCTGATTGGTCACAGATTGGCAATCCATTGTCTATATCAGGGGCTGGATTTTCGTCAATAACTGCTTTAAATTCAACTGATATTGCTGCTATAGATGTTAGTAATTTGAATTTGACAACATATAGATTTGATGGGTCTGATTGGGTTCAAATTGGAAATTCATTAAATTTATCTGTGACTGATTCCCCTAGAGTTGCTGCATTAAATGATACTGATATTGTGTTGTTTGGTGTTGATGAAGATTTAAGAACTTACCGATTTGATGGTACAGATTGGTCACAAATTGGTAATGGAGTTGGTATATCTGGTGCTGGGGGAGCATCATTAGCTGCAATTAATGGAATAGAAATAGCTTTTATAGATGTTACAAATCAAGATTTAAGAACCTATAGGTTTGTTTTTTATATAGGTAATGGCCCCCATGGCCCTGCAGGATAATTTAAATTATTATGGTGATTTATGAGAGATATCACAAGCAAAAGTACTGGTGATACGCTATCAGCAGATGAGTTTAATGATATACCAGGTGAAATTGAAAATGCTATAACAGCAACTGGTATATCTTTAACTGATGCTGATCTTACACAGCTTTCAAAGTCAATAGCAAATTATGTTGCTAGTGGCTCATATTATACTGACAATGGTTCAGTTAATAACTATGTGTTAGCCCCCATTGGGGCCAAGGATGGCCCCACTTCTTATTTTGATGGTATGGTAGTAAGATTCTTTGCTGCTAATGGGAATACTAGTGCATCTACAGTAAATGTTAATAGTCTTGGCTCAAAAGCTATTTTGAGGGATGATTTTAACCCTGTACAAAATGGTGATATACCAGTAAACTATATTGAGCTTACATACTTTTCATTTGCTGATTCGTTCATTATTAGCTATACTCACCAAGCAACACAAACAAAGCAAGGCAAGGTTGAGTTGGCTACTGATGCTGAATGTATCTCAGGGTCAGATAATACAAGAGCAGTGACGCCACAAGGCCTACAAGCTGCTTTGAATGATGCTCTTGATGGGACAGTATTCCCAGCAGGGACAAGAGCAATATTTTATCAGGCTGCAGCACCATCAGGCTGGTCGATATTATTTGCTGGTAATGATCGTGTTTTAATGGTTGATAATAGCAATGGCGGCTCATCTGGCGGCACGTGGACTATATCAGGACTATCATCATCCAACACTACGCTTTCAATATCTCAAATACCACAGCATAGGCATGAAGGCGGTACTGTTCATAGAACATCTAGTAACAGTAATGGCATAACAAGTAGGTTTGGAAGCGTTGGTACTTCAGGGTTTACTGGTGATGTTATAGGCTCTGAATTTATTACTGGTAAAGCAAATTATACAAGCTATGAAGGATCAGGCAGCGGCCATAATCATTCAGTCTCTCAAAATGGCTCTTGGCGTCCACGTTATCATGCTGTTATTATTTGCGAAAAGGATTAGTATGAATTATAAAAATGCATTTAAATGCCATAAATGCCCGCAAAGCAATGATGAAAATGGCTGCCCAATGTGGTGGGAGTATGTTCAAGAAGATCACATGGGTAAAATTAGAAATAAAAAACAATGTGGATATCAAGCATTGCCAGATTTTCTCATGGAAGTTATTAGCAATAGCCAACGTCCTGCTGCTGAAATAGGAGCAATGAGAAAAGAATTGATGAAAATTTTTAATAAAATAATTCAACTCGCAAGCGGTAATTCACAAAAGCAGATAGAAGATAATAATGGCTGATACTGCTTTTTATAGAGTTGGCAATGGATTTGGGAACATTATCCAAACCACTCCTGCATATAGATATTTGAGAAGTATCTATAAAAGGGTTGTTGTTGTTTGCTCTAAAGAGTATGAGCATTTTACTAAGTGTGTTTATGGAGATAAAGATTTGTTGGTTGCTGGTCATCAAATAAATAATTCAAGACATTTATTTAAATGTTCTAGTCCAACCACTTTTAAAAAGGGTGGTAAAGAATCTGAAGTTGAAAGAAATTTAAAACTAGTTGGTTGTGAATCTCCTAAAAAATATCACAAAATAGGATTTTGTGGATATGAAGAAGCATCTGAATCATTCGATGTTTTAATATGTGATGGATATAACAAGAGGTATAATAAAAATGATTGGGAAGTAAAATCATATCCATATTATTGGCAAGTAGCATCGCACTTATCAGATTATGGATATTCTGTTGCATCGATAGGAGTAAAAGGAGAGTGGATAAAGCATACTATTGATAGAACAAATATTGGCTTAAAAGAAACTATTGGGTTAATAAAGAATTGTAAACTTTTGATAAGTAATGATACTGGTTTTTATCATGCAGCAAATGTTCTTGGTGTGAAAAATATAGTCATATTTACTATGACTGATACTGATAAAAATTATGATAAGGATTTTCATAAGCACTCAAAAGTCATAAAACAAGGTTTGTCTTGCCAGCCATGCCAACTTAATGGAAGAAAATATTGGGTTGATAATTATTTGAATTGTTGGTGGGCATGTAGAGAAATAATACCAGATATTATTTTGAATGAGGCTTTGAAATGTTTGATGTAATTATAACAACATATAATAGAGAAAGTCTTTTCAAAAGAACTATGCATAGTTTTTTTGCAAATACTGATCTTGATAAAATCAATCAAATAATTATATCAAATGATGGATCAACAGATGGAACAAAAGAATATATAGAATCAATAATTACACAATTCCCAAAAATAAAATTATTGCCAAATCAAAATGAAAGGATAGGAATAATACCAAGGTTTAATCAAGCAATATCTTTGTGCAATAGTTTATGGGTTTGTGAATTTCAAGATGATGTTGAATTTGAATATGGTTGGCTTGAAAAGCTTATGGAATATTCAAATTATGACATTGATTTTATAACAGGATATGATGCGCCGGACCATAAATCATTTAGATCAGGCAGTGGATATAAAATAAAACACTCATCAAGATTCACACAATTGTTGGCCAAAAAATCTACCTGGCAAAAATGGTTCCCTATGGAAAGCCAACATAATTTCCCTACACCAACAATGATTGGTAATAATTGCATTGGTAGTAAAATTGATGTAAATATATACCATAGAAAGAATAGGCAAAATGGCAAAGTAAAATATCTTGTTGTTCCAAATTTAGTAAGACATAATGCTGAAAGGTATAATTCTACATGGAGAAATAATATATCATACAACCAAGACCCAAGAAACAAATATCAAGGCGGATTAAATGTTGATAAGGTTAAAGATTATTGGTCAAACAGAGCCTCTCAGCAAAATGATTTAGCAGTTGGGTATGCTGGTAAAAATAGGGGTATACAGGATTCAATAATGAAATCTAAAACAGATTTTATTAAGCAATTTTTAGATGTTGGTCTTTGTACTTTAGATTATGGATGTGGTGTAGGTAAATTTAGTAGGCTATTTGATAAGTCAAAATATCTTGGTGTTGATATAACTGAAAAATTTATACTTATGGCAGCAGAAAATAATCCTGGTTATTGGTATAAATTATTGTCTGATCCATTTGTGTATGATTTAGGTTTTGATTTTGATCTTTTCTTTACATCAAATGTTTTGCAGCACAATTGTGATTATATAGTTGGCGAGATTTTCAGAAAATTAAGTAAAATAAAAGAACAAGATTTCCAAATATTCTTATATGAAAATACTCATGATAGCTTTAATAACACTCACCATATGTGTTTTAGAAGCGCCAGTGATTATTTGTCTTTCATATCAGAGCATTTTTATATAAGGAAATATTCAATACATAATCATTTAGTGCATAGAGAAAAGCATTCAATTATAAAGGTAGATGTATGACTCTTTCAGTAGTCACTTGGCTTTGGGGTGATCTTTATTCTATTGACCATGTCAATAAAAGTTATAACATGGTCAAAAGAAATCTTGATATTGATTTTGATTTCTTCTGTATAACTGATAAGCCTGAATCTGAAGACTTTATATCAAAGATAAATACAATGCCAATATGGGAAGAATTTGGCCAAACAAAATTCAATTATAGAAGGCTTAACATTCTATCATCTGCCAACAGCAGTATATTTGGTGATAAAATATTACAAATTGATATTGATATAATCATCATCAAAAATATAACAAATATGATAACTGATGATGATTTTAAAATATGGAAGTGTCCTAGCAAGTGTTCCAGAGGCTTTATGTATAATACTTCATTCATGCTTTTTAAAAATGGAGTGTTAAATGAAGTTTATGAGAAGTTTAAAGAGTGTCCAGAAAGAGAGATACAACAAAAAAGAAGCCAAGGCTGGCTGGGCACGGATCAGGCAATAATATCCAAATATGTTCATCCATGCAAATATTGGGATGAATCAGATGGAATATATAGCATGAAAGAACACAAGGAGATGCATGCTAATGAAATATCAAGTGATATAAAAATAGCTGGCCTTTATGGTCGTCGTTTTGATCCTGCAAAATTTACTCATTTTGAATGGGTAAGGGAAAATTGGAGATAATCATGAAAGTAATTTTTACTGTTTTGGTTTTATTCTTTGCAGTTTCTGCATATGGGAATTGCAATTTAAACTTCACAGAGCCAACTGAATATGTAACTGGCAATCCAATACAAGAAGGAGATAAGCCTTTATTTTATGAAGTTGTATATGAAGGTGGTAATGTTCAAGGTGGATCAACAATTGAGCATGGAACGCCAATAACTTGTGAAGAGGTTGGTGTGCCATTGTTTGGTGATTATGAAATTTATCTTATTACCATAACTCAAAGTGGCAAAAGAAGTGTACCAAGCAATACTGTAACATATTCGAGGTCAACTCCAAACCCAAAGCAAGCAACGGATTTATCAATCGAATTATTGCCATTATCACAGGATTAATAATTATGATTAGCATGAAATGCAGAAACAAGCAATCAACTACTTTAGGTTTTGTTACTATTGCTTTTGCACTAGTATGCCTATCATTTTTATTCAATCTTATGGTATATCATATATGCGGCGCTTTTGAATGCAAAGGCAGTGGCGTTGAATTGATAGGACTTGGTTCATTTGGAGCAGCTATATCTGCTGTATTAGGGATATGGCTTGTTAGAGAAGGAACTGAGAAAGTAAAAGAATACAAGGAAAATAATCGAATTACGCATGGTGAAAATTAATGCTATCAATTTTCAAACAATATAAGTGGATTTTTATATTAATCCTTATTGGTGTGTTTTTGGCTGGAGTTTATTCAGCATTCAAATGGTACACTGATAAGATTTTCCAATCAGGGGTTGATGCTTGTAAAGCAGAGCAATCTGAGAAAACTGAAGAGCTAAAAAAGAAATTAAATGACCAGTTTGATCAGAGATTAAAAGATGCAATATCAGAGAGTGAAAGGAAAAGAAAAGAAGCTTTGAAATTTATTAAGGAGTTACAGGAAAATGCAAAACCTACTGTTACAGATGAAGAGATTAATCAATCGGAGCTTGGCTGTGATTATCTCAGCCCTGATTTTGGTAGGCTGTTCAACAAGTCCATCGGTGAGCCCATCTATAGGGGAACCGACAATTGACTCTGCGATAATTTTTGAAAAAGCCATTAATAAAATAAAGAATGAAATACCTTCTGAATATTTAAAAAGGTGTGAGTGGTTTGAAAAATTATCACAAAGTGATAATCAAATCCCTACAAAGAAAGTTTTGAAGGTTCATAATAAAAATATGGCAAAGGCAAAGGAGTGCCATGCTATTCATAATAGGTTGGTAGATTTTATACAAAACGATCTTTGAGGCGCAAATGAGCGAAGATGCTTTGCAAATAGCAAGAGAAGCCAAGCAGCAAGTTGAAACTCATATACAAATATATGAGAGGGATAGAAAGGAGTTCAATGAACAGTATCAAAGGGATCGTGCTGAGCTAAATCAAAAGATTGGCGGCATATTCAGGCGTATTGATAGTATGAGCAATAGGTGGCTTATGCTATCAGGTGCTTTGATTATGATACTTTTAAGTGTAAGCGGTTGGCTTACTATAGCTTTATTTCAAGCAAAGGGGTTAATACAGTGAATATTGTTAAAGAACATTTACCAGATTTCTGTTTTTCAGGAGATGAATTATATTCTCTTGATGCTATTGTTATACATTTTTTCAGCGGCAAATATGCATTCACAAGCCAAAAGTTTGATTTGCAAAAATGCTGGGAGCTATTTGTTGATCTTAATTTACCTATTGATCAACGCAGGAACTTTAAGCTGAAAAGCAATCCAAATAGGATGTATGCTTCAGCAAGATGGTTGATTGGTAGGATGGGCCAAATATGGGAGTTGTGTGAAGAAGGATATCAACAATATCATGCAGGCCGATCTGAATGGATAAGTAAAGATCATAAAAATTTGGATGGCCTTAATAAATATTCTGATGGTATTGAGTTGATAGGTGATGATCATACAGAGTATGAATACCTTCAATATAAATCACTTGCTTGGCTTATAAAAAATCAATACCCTCAGATGCATTTAAAAATAGGGTATGATCAGAATATAGGCCTGTACAGGCCTTTATATGGCTCCACTATAACAGGACATGAATTTATATCGCCAGGAAGGAAAAGCGATCCAGGCCGTAGATTTAACTGGTATTTGCTTGATGGCATGTTAAATTCGGTAGACTTCGCCTAATTGCGGGAATCGACCCTTGACCCGGTAAAATCGGCTTTTCGAGGCGCTGCAGGGGCTCAGATCGGCGAGGGGTTAGGGCGAATATACGGCTTTTTAAATCGGCGCTTAGAGAGCCTTAGAATTAGCCTAAAATATCGCCCTAAACCCCTTTAAAATCAATAACTTACGTGCTTGAAAACCCGGTATATTTATAATTTCAATAAAATCAATCACTTACGATCACATTTTGTCGATTGAACAAACGATTGTACAGCTTGTAATCGTCCGAAATAGCCGATTTTACCGTTTGTACACTGAACAAAATTTGTAAAGCTTGTAAACCAGCGAAATCCCATAAAATCATGGAAATACAAATTTACAAGCTGTACAACTGTGTACAAACGATTACAAATTTTCAACTATCCTAGTAGCCACAGGATGGAATGGTATTCCATATGAGGTTATATTGGAATATTTTACATTAACTTTTCTACCAATATACTCGCCTCTTTTGATCCAAAGCCAGTGCTTGTCTTGAAAATCCCCTGGTGCTGATACATCAAACTCCTTTCCTTCAGAAGTTAAGCAAGTTAATATTGCCCAACCTTCTCTGGACTGTTTGATATCAGATATTTCAAAATCAGATTCAAGGAACTTTTTAATTTTAATCAATCCCTTTGATCTTTTATTATCCTCATAGAAATAACCAGGCTGACGTAATATTAAGCCTTCATATCCACTTTCTATTGCTTCATCAAGCAAGCCAGGGATTTCACTTTCACGGCAATTATTTAATATTGGTGCGACTTGTATATTATCACCCCAATATTTGCTAAGCGTTTCAATAACACTAAGTCGATCGCTATAACACTCATCAAGCATAACGTCATAGCATATATAAACCAAATTTTCAGTTCCTTCTTGGCGCCTTTTAATCAGGCTTGTTATTGTATTTAAAGGCTTGCCATGCAAATATAATTCGCCATCAAGAATCATTCCTTCAGGAATACTTACTGATTCAATTATCTCATGAATAGTATCTATCCATTTGCCTGATCTTGAGTATGCCTTAATTTCTCCGCCTTCATTTGTTATTAAACATCGATGCCCATCATACTTATATTGGATGACTGATCCTTCATAATCGACATCATTCACTTTATCTATCCTATGTGCTAGCATAGGCTTTGGAAGGCCAAGAGCATTTAAAACTTGCTTCCTGCTTTTGGCCTCTTCAAGCGTTCGGACATATCCAACATCAAGCTTTTTATTTATTCTTGAATTCATCCTTGATTCTATTTGCTCAACTATATCTCTTGTGGACTTTCCTTCTGGAACATCTTCAAATTGTGTGGTGATTTCACCATCCAGTAAACCATATTCCATTAATAAGCCATCATCTTGTGGCTCAATGCTCCAAATTCTTATTCGGCCAGCAGCATCTCTATTGTATAAAGTGACTTTCTCCATTATCTTTTTCTCCTTATGAATCCAAGTTTTTCTGTACGCTGATCCCATCTATCAATAACATCCTTGATAATGTTTTCAGCCTCTTTAATTCTTTTTCTTTCATATGGACTCATAGCAACCTTTGTTCCTTTGCTACTATAACAAAGACTTTTCAAGTTATAGTAAACACCACAAATACGATACTTTGCCCAATTGCGATGCTGTGCTTGTGCCTTACTTCTCTTTCTCATCTTTTATCTCCTATCCTTTGTTGCGATTGCGATCATAAACCTCTTCACGTAAAATATTAACTGTTTCCTTGTCAGCATCAAAGCCAAGTTTGACTCCATAATTATTTTGAGAAACAACTGTTACTTTAATTTCTTCTCCTGATTTAGTTTTCAATATTACAGACGTTCCAGCTTTCCTATCAATTAACAGCATTGTCAACCTCTTTTAAACCGATGTATTCGTTTAAGTTTATTATCTCTGATATATCAACGCGACGCCATTCTGGGTTTTTGATTGTACCTTTTATTAAATACCAATGTTTGCCAACAACACCTTTTTCAGTTATTTCTCTACCAATTCTTTCAAAATTCCACCGGTTTATTGTAGTCATAATACTATCAGTATCATCTTCAAAAACCAAGTTTAAAAACAAGGTATCATTTTCAATTATCTTGCCACCTCTTTTAACAACGCTTTGATATTCATTTAAATCACGTAAGTTTTTATCAGAAAGTAATCCAATAAAAATATAATTCCCAGCACCTTGTATCATCTCAATTGGGACTGGTGGCAAATCAAGGCCATACATTCTATAATTTCTGTATATATCACCCCAATGATATTCACAAGGGAATAGAATGTTAAACTTAGTTTCAGGATTCATGAGCTTTTTATAAATGCTTGGAGTTTGCTCAACTCCTTTATTTCTACGCCTCACTATTTCCTTTGCCTTGCTAACCCCTATTCCTTTTATAGTTGTGAGACCACCAAGAAGCTTGCCATCCTTTATGGTCCAATCAACATCAGATTCATCAGGATCAATGGCGGTATATTCAATGCCATCATATTTTACAGCATCCCTTAATATCTTGATTGATGTTTCTTCATCCCTTGCGTTATTAAGATTTGCTGCTGTAAAAGCTAATGGGTGATAAGCTTTACACCAAGCAGTCCAATATGATATAAGACTATAAGAAACAGCATGAGACTTATTGAATATCCAAGAGCCACAATGGCAAATATCATTCCATAAAGCTTCTGCATTTTCAACAGAAACATTATTTTCATCAACTGCACCAGTCATGAATTTATCTTTATATTGACTAAAGAATTCATCACCAAGACTCTTACTTGCTGCTCTCCTAAGCTTATCAACATCACCCCAACTGAGATTGCCGATAAGCCTAGCAATATTCATCATTTGCTCTTGGTAAATAACGATGCCAAAACTTTCACCAACGATACTTTTGTGTATATCGCCATAATAAGTCGGCTCATTTTCCTGATTGCTAAGTTTGACATAGCGATTAGCGCCACCAGAGTGAAGAGCACCAGGCCGGGACAAAGAAGTAATAGCAACAATATCTTCAAACCTATGAACGCCCATGCCCTTTGTAATTGCTTGAAGAGAATATCCTTCAAATTGAAATATGCCATGGAAACGACTTTGGTTGAAAACATCAAAAACCTTTTTATCATCAAGAGGCAATTCATAGAAATCATGGAAATCAAAGCCAGCATGTTTAGCACAATCTTCTAAAATTGATAAAGTCCTAAGACCAAGGCAATCAATTTTCAAAAGATTAACAGCTTCAGCATCTTTCTTATCCATCATTATGACATCATCTTTTACATTGATTCCGCCATAATGATGTAATGGTTCGTTACAAACAATAATACCAGCAGCGTGCATACCAGCATGGCTAGCATGATCCTCAAACATTTCAACATACTTCATATTAGGATACTTTTCAATCAAAGCTTTCCCAACTTCAGTAGTTTCTAGCGTATCTTTAATGCACATTGCTGCTCTAGCATCACCGCCAGAACGTTCAATAATTGCATCTTTTACTTCTTCTGTTTCATATGCTGGTATGTTAATGGCTTGTGCAAATCTACCTATAGCAGACTTGGCCTTCAACCTATTGATATTTGCAATATGGGTTACATTCTCTTTGCCATAAGTATTTTCCAAATCCTTGATGACCTTGCCACGCTTTTTATCAGGGAAGTCAATATCAATATCAGGCAAATCAGAACGATTAACATCAACGAAACGTTCAAAGATTAAACCAAACTTGATTGGATCAATCTCTGTTATATAAGTTAAGTAGCAAACAAGAGAGCCAGCTGATGAACCACGACTAGGGCCAACAAGCATTTTCTTTTTTGCCTTCCTGATCATCTCTGAAGTAATCAAAAAATAATCACCAAAATTCTTATCTTCAATTAGCCCAAGTTCTTTCTCAAGCCTTTCATAATAAATAGGCTCATTTAAATCAACGCCTCTTTCAATAGCACCTTGATAACATAAATCCCTTAAATTCCAATCTCCTTTATATTTTACCATCTCAGCCTTTTTTACTCTAGCATTACATTCATCTGCTATCTTGTATGTATTTTCTATAGCAGATTTATCCTTGAAAAGCCAATAAAATTCAGCTTCTGATAATATGTGTTGAGAGTATGTTTGTATTTCTCTATTCCTATCATTAGCCAATGCCTCATAATATTTATAATCTTGAGGCGTTGTATAGTAATTATTATTGATAGCAACACGAGGCAAATCAAACTCTAAGCATTTTGGGTTCATGCCTGGTGATAAAGCAATATAATCTATTCTCTCTGGTATCTCAAAGTTATCAGAAAGAACAAATATATTTTCACTTAAATTCCAAACATCAAGCAGGCCAACTCTTGGTATATAATAGAAATTTTCATAAGCAGTTTTTATTAGCCTATATATTTCAGATAAGCCATCGTTATTTTTTGCTAGAAAAATATACTGCCTGCCTTCTGTTCTTACTCTTTCAGATACAGATTCAACAACTGCTAGCCTTACTCCGAAAATTGGCTTGACTTTCTTATCATCACATATTTTTTGGAATCTTATGTGACCAAATGTATTGCCAATATCAGCTATACCAACTGCACTTTCATCACCTTTAACAACATCATTTAGATGTCCAAAAGTTTTTTGGAAGCTATATTCAGTGCGTAATGCAAGGTTAATCATAAATCATTCATCCAAGAAAAACAGTGCTCTGGACTCCAATCATCAGGGAATATTGCATACTTTCCTTGTGTTGCAACTGAACGATCTATATTGCCAATTTGTTTTTGTTCTAATTCAGATATTTGAATACATATTGGTTCATCATCTGAATTGTGCCATTTATCGCCAATTTTAACTCTCATTCAATATCACTCCCATCAATATCTATCTTTTCATCATCTTCTACTCTAACAATTTTGTGAGTAAAATCTCCAGCAAAGCAAAGATATTCAATGGCCTGTTCAGGATCAGAGCCTGACCCATATTTATTCTCATATTCAATGGCATCATCAAAAGTTTCAACAACCATATCATCTTGGCCTTGATAGCTTTCAAGATTCAATTCCATTGTGCACTCTATAATTAATTTTGCCTTCATGGATATGCCTCTGGATTAATGATTTTTTGATCAACCATCCAATTTAAAATTCTGATGAGTCCGTAGACATCATTCTTTGCTCTGTGCCAACCTTCAAGTTGTTTGCCTGTAGCCAATTCATGAAGGTAACCAAGTCTCAGTCTTTTATTTTCAAGATGCCTTGTTGCCTCTACAGTACACAACCAATTCTTTGGCCATGGGAATTTAAATTCAAGACCATGACGCATCAATTCATATTTAACACAACCGGCATCGAATGAAAGGTTATGGGCAACAAAAGTTTGCTCGCCCAAAAAGAAATCACAGAGATGATCATAAATTTCTATGAAAGGCGGAGCACCTTCAACCATCTCATTTGTTATGCCAATCTTTTCTTCTAAATCTTCAGGGATTGGCATGCCTGGCTTAACAAGAGTTTCCATTTCATCAACAAAGTCATACTCTCCAGAGTTTTGATCAAAGTTGATTTTAACACAGCATATTTCAGTTATATAAGGCTGTTCAGAAATATCTGTTAGGCTAGGCTTTAAAAGGCCAGTGGTCTCATTGTCAAAAACAATCATTATTTCTCCATTTCTTTTCTTAGAATGCCATCAAGTTCATTAAGCATTTGTGAATATACAGAAAGATCATCCAAAGAATCAGGGTGGCCTTTCTCCCAGTTTTCTGCGTAACGCATTATCTTTGATATCATTTGGACAAATATTCCATATCTATTATACTCCATTTCATTATCCAAATTAATACCATTAGGGAATAAGATTCCCATAACTTGACCAAAGCGTTTATAGTTATCTCCATATAACTTGTTGCGCTCTTCATAAATTTCAGCACAACTTCTAAGTGCTTCTGGTACTACAGCTTTTTTACCAATTGAGTGAACAGGCATAAATTTCTCTCCACTATACCCATAATCATGTTGAAATAAATTGCTAATCTCCAGCTAACTTTATTCTTGTTATAATATGGATTTGAGAATAAAATTTTCCATGTATCCTCGCAAAAAGAATGCTTGTGATCAAGATCATGCGCCATTATTTGTGCATTATAATAAGGCACAACGATATTAACATGGCCACCAACCTTTAAAACTCTTTGGAATTCAAGAAGCATCCAAACAGGATTATGTAAGTGCTCCAAAAAATGATAAGCATGTATCTGATCAACAGAATTATCAACATAAGGTATTTCATCCTTGTCAAAATCATACTCAGGGTAATCAAGAGGAATAGCACCCTCAATATCCTTTTCCCCAGCACCAACATTAAGTATTATGCTGGGTTGCTTTTTAACATCAGGGATTACTCTTGAAACATCTCTATCAAGGCCAACATAAAAGAAATCCTCAAGAGTTTTAATTTGATTGTAATACATAATCTCCATCCTCATCTCTAACTAAATTGCCACACTTTTTGCAAAGAGTTACATCACCACCCTTAATCATTGGCTTGATGCATAATATGCCATTCCTTGTATACATATCTATGCAATTTTCATTATCTTCAAAAGCACAGAATATATCATAGTGCTTTAAAATCTTTCTGTGTAACATAGACTCTTTTACTTCACAGCTTGGCCTTTCATCATCATTGCGTCTCATCAATAAATTTCTTGCGCCAAACTCTAACCCTGAATATGATTTTAGCCAAGTGTTAGTTTTTATCCTTACAGCTTCTGGCCTTGCTGTTAATAAGAAAACTTCATGACCAGAATAATAAAACATACACAATAGCTTCATCATAGGAACTATTGGATCATCAAGCAAACAGGCATCATGGAATTTACTCCAATCCTTATTATCAGCAAGATTATGCCTGTGGAAATTATTTGCCAGCGTTTGATCTATATCAAATATAACAGCTTTGGCATCTGTCATCCCCATACTCCTTTCAACATATCCAATTCCTTATAGATAGTTTTAAGATCAGGGATATCATAGCCACCAATTGTTTTCATTCCTCTTGAAATAACTTCATTTCTTACCAAATAAAGTAGCCTGTTTAATTCAGGTGTGCTAGTTCGATCTGGATAAAGGAAATTTTCAGTCCATGGGTGAACTGCTCTGGCAAGGTTTGACATATGCTTTACAACGTGAGTATACTCACCTTGTGCTCTTGGGTTATCCCTTTTACCAACAAGATCAGCAAGAGTTCTTAAATTCATCCCAGCAATTATATTTGTTTTTATATTGGTTGGAAGAATACCACGAGCATCTTCTGGTGGTATTCCCTCTTGTATCAGTTGATCATAAACGTGCCTTATTTTACCAACAGCACTATCCCATAATGCATATGCTCTACTGCCAAGCACTATTGAATCAGGGATTGAAACTTGAATATCTTTAATAGTAATAGTACGCATAGTTTGTTGAGCAAAACTAGCTGTCCTAGTCCTAACAAACTGATGAGTGAATGCCCTTGTTACTCCTTTTATCTCAAAAGTATAATTGATAAATTCCCAACTACTCCTGATTGTGTTAGCAATATATTCAAGTTCCTCAATCAATTTTTCATATGAGTAATCTTGAATCATATCTCTTGACTCTGCTCCTTGAGTCAATCTTGTGTTCTTTGTATAGGCCAACAATCTACCTGCATATTGATCAGGGAATTTATGGCCTGCTCCTGTGTAATCAATTAAGTCAACCTTCATTGCTCATCTCCAGTTTTATATTGTAAATATCACTTTGAGTCATTCTCTTTATTTTAAAGATGTCATCATAAACATCATCAAGCAGAATGTTTCTCCAACAAGCAAAACGACCAAGGCTATATATAGCTAGCTGGTGTGTTGCTTCAAACATGAATCTCTTTCTTACATTATCATTTATTGGATTTATTTTACCATACTTCTGTTCTTTTTGGGCAACAAATTGCAAGTCATTTGATTTTAAACCAAGACTTTCAATCAGCATTGCTTCTTCTATCCCATCTAAATTATTGCCCATAGATTCAACAATCAAATCTTCGCCAGTTATAGTGGCGCGATATATTTTGAATTGTGGATCAGGGTAATATATTGTTTGGAAAACGTCTGAATTTTTTATTTTGTATCTTGTGATAAAAATATTTTTGAAATTAAAATCTGCTGTTATAGGTATTCTTGTTACAGCAGATAATATGTGCATTGGTATAGTTGAAATGATTGGCGTAAAACTTCTATCAAAAGCACCTTCTATGTTATGAAACATCATACCATCAGTGCGTATTTCTGATACTTTGTAGCCAAATTTGATTCTATTCCTGCAAATATCTGCAAGAATCAAATGGAAATCTGGTGGGGCTATAAAACGCTCAACTGGATTAATATTATCAATTGATCTTTCTGATATTTTACCAGTTACCTTCTTTGAATACCAATTTGAAAATCTTGGTGATGGCTGGACTTCTCTGCCATCATGCCATATTGTTTTTGTTACTTTTACTTTTCTAAATGGTATCCCTGTGGTCTTGCTTATCTTGTCTTCCCTGAACCTTAGAACAGCATTGTGATTATCAGGGATTTCATTTTGCGCCTCATATATGATAGCATCATTATTAATAGCACCGACTAAACAGCCAGCCATACCAGCGCCTAGAATTATCATTGAGACTCCAGAATTTTGTGGGATTGGTGGGAAGGGATTTTGTTGGCCAGCATTCCATCTCCTTTTATTGACCTTATATTATACCTTTTTATAAGCCCAAAAAAAAGGGGCGCTATTTCTAGCGCCCCTTTCTGGTGCAGTGGTCCCTTACTGCTTGTTGTAGACTTCAGAGAACTTCCGTGCAAACTCCATGATATCCCAGTAATGCGGGATATAAACGGGGCGCTGCCCGTTTTCCGTGAGGAACTTCTCCAATTCCTTCTTGGTTGCTTTCGGATTTTCCAGCATCCACTTGTAGACTTCCGCCTTGAAGCCACGCGGGCCGCCACCGCCTTTGGCACCCTTGGGCTTTTTGGGGAACTCAACTTCAGCATCCTTGCAAATCTTGCGAAGCACAGCAAGCGCCTGGGGTTCGGAAGTATCTTTGATGTTTTCCGTCAGGTGCTTGACAGACTTTTCAACATCTTCCCAGCTCTTGGGTACGAAATCGCCCAACAGCTCCTTGGCTTTCTCGTTGCGCTCCTTCGCGCTGATCTTGAAGCCTTCTTGCTCCGCGATTTTCTTGAACATCGAAGCAGCCTGCTTGAACTTCAGACCGGCCTTAACCAGGTCAACCTGGATAGCGTCTGCATCCTTGTTCGCTTCAAAGCCTTTCTTGACGATGTCGATGTACTTCTGGTCGATCTTGGCCTTGGGTTTACCTGCGCCTTCAGCCTTGTTTTCCGTTTGATCGTTCATGGTTGGTATGTCCTCGCGTTCGTTGAAGGATTTTTCGATTGCCTTGAACAGATCAGGGGCTGAGGCTTTCCTGGGTACTTCAACATTGTTCGCTTTCGCAACTTCCTGAAGGGTTGCTTTCTGAAGCTTGTCGTGGAGAAGAAAATCTCCATCTTCTTCAGCCTTCAGTGAAGTACCTTTGCACACAACCTTGAACTGCTCATTAATCTTGAACATCATCGTTTTATCTCCTGTGTTTTGAAAGAGCAATCAGGCGGATGAACCGCCGATTTCCGTCTAGTATATAATAGACGGCGGGAAAACGCTACAGATTTCTGAGGCTATTCCCGGACGGTAGGCGCGGCGATCTACGCCGCGCCTACCGTTTCGACTAGCGCCCCTCGCTAGTCTCATCAGCGGGTTTTTCATAGCAAGGAGTTTTTGGGAATTTAGCAGACGCATTAGATTCATAATCTTTTAGAGCATTCATAGCATCTGCTATTGAATTATACCCCAACATACTAACAAAAATTTCCAATGGGTATAATGCATCCCTTTCCCCTTTGTTATAGTATCGGCGGCACATATCATAGTGAGGATGCTTAATGCCGATACCCAAACGAAAATCAAAATTGTGATCAAGGTCTTGGTCTTCACGTGGCATAGCTTACTCCAAAGTTAAGATGCGAGTTTTTTGAAGCTTAACTCCTTTGTCTGTGCTCTTGCTTATCTCTACCTGATAAGCTAACAACGAGCGCCTACCAATAATTTCTGGGTTGATAGGCTTTGCTTCGATGTAGTAAATATCATCTATGTGAAAGATGATAGTTGGGGTATTAGGCAAAAACCCCATATGGAAAAACTTTTCCATTACCTTACTCTCTGTGTCTTTATCCATACAGTGCTCCTATTAAGTGAAGTGTCATAATAAGGGTAGCTATCATTGAAAGGATCAAGAAGACTACCGGTTTAACATACCAGTTCCATATGCTAAATTCATCATTTTTCATACCCATTTATTTTCTCCTGATAATATTATGGCATTCCCAACTATATAGTCGGCGTAATTCCCTGGAGATGTGAATATATCAGTAGCTTCAACATTCACTGGTAAGCCCATTAGCTTACCCTCTTCATTGAAGAGTATTTGATCTCCATTTCTTAGCTCTTTCATTTCGACATATCCGCCTACCAGCTCTTGTGCTTCTTTCAGGCTTGGCTTGTGGTCTAGTCGATATACTTTAGTTTCAGATTTGTTTAGACTCATTTTAAATCTCCTGTGATCTCTCCTTCTATATTACTCCATTTTTGATCAAAAATAAAGCACTCTAAGTTGTTGATTTTATTGATATTTAAATACCGGGTATTTCAATGACGTAAGTCATTGATTTTAAAGGGATTTTAGAAAGGCCCGCGAGACGCCCTAGAATCGCCCCTAAGCGCCGATTTTCTAGGGAATAGAAAGGCCCAGCCCCTAACCCGTTCTGGGCTCCTGCACAGCCTCGAAAGGCCGATTTTCGAGGGGTCAGCGCCGATACGCTGGAATAGTCTTACTCTAGGGTTTCATATGTGATTTAAGTTGTTGATTTCATTGAAGAAAAAAATTCAAATTTTTGTGTGAAAATGCTTTACTTCTGGCCACAGTTGGCCTATATATATCAAGAGTTAAGGAAACAGGAGATAAAGAGATGAGCTACAAAATTACCAAAACCCTGATTGATATGGATTCGCCAGAAATGGAAGAAATAATTGAAGAAACCAGCCACAGCGATTATGCAGATGCTCTTATCCAGGCTATCGGTGGAACCAAAATTGATTTAAAGGAATCAGGAGATTTGGACCAGAATGATATCAACCGCGAAATGAGATACATCACAAAGGAACTTCGCAAAAAGAATGAAGTTATAGTTGATATCCTTGATATGAAAGTTACTATCACAAAGGAATAATCGAAACGGCGCGCAGCGCCGTCTGGCTGGGATAGCCTCCAGCCACTGATGAGATAGGCTACTTAACTAACACAGGAGATTGAGAAATGAATGTTATCTATATCCACAATCAGGAACTCTCTGGCGTTGCTTATACCCTGGATGATATGGAGAATGAAAGAGTCCGTATCACAGCAAACAAAGGGGTTACCATTCGCGCCTCAAATACCTACTATGTTATGCCCACTCGGTATGGCTATCGCGTAACCACCATGGATAACGTAGAAGGCCTGAAGAAAATCGCGGAAGGATTCGCGCTGGAATGCTACACCCGTAATTTCGACGGGGCGCTGGTCATGAAGACTGAAGAAATGAACAGCGTTGTTAAGTTCATCCAAAATGCAGAGGGTATTCTTCATTGATAATAAAGGAGAAACCCGGAACTAAAGCCCAGCCAAATAGGCTGGGCTTTATTTTGTCTAAATCACACCCTCTCTAACGCCCCTAGATCGCCCCTAAGAGTTGTTTTATATAGCAGCAGGGTAGCCCATCCTACAGCAAAATAGCCTCTCTAGGGCCATATAATCGCCCTAGAACTCAGCATCAAGTATACGCGGGAACTTATCGGTTGTATCCACTTTGATGCTCTTAGGCTTTCTAAGTTGGTCAGACCATTGTGCTAATTCATAAACGTCACTCGGCATAGTCGATCCATTGAGTCTATACCTAACCCAGTGCCTGCCCTTGTGGCCAGCAAACCCCGTATGATCATAGCATATCCACTCCTTGAATACTCTTAAACCGCATACATACTTGACAAGAAAACTATCAGGCTTATTACCCTTGCCAGGGTGTATATCATATTCAACATTATCAACATCAACCCAACCAACAATTGTCTCTTTTATTATATCAGCACCACTGGCCTTTGCATTAAGGTTAGTTTTAAACTCAAACTCATAACCGCAAACATCACATATCCTAACAGCAGGCGGATGATATACTCCACATTCAGGACATGTTTTAACAACAGGCTCTCCGCCTGTTTTTTTATCACCCTTTTGCTTTATTACTATATCATTTATTGGCCCTAACTTTTCGGTATTACCAGCAAAGTCTAATATTAAACAGTGTGTTTTTTCACTGGCCTCAATGGCTGCTATCCTTCCATCAATCGTATCAAGATCATAACCATCAGCATATATAACCCTTGATCCCCTTCCAAAAGACTGAACGTGAACAACTGGTGATTTTGTGTGTCTAAGCTGTGCTATTAAATCTATCCCTTTAACATCAAGACCAGTAGTCATTATATCTACATTAACAGCTGCTCTATAATAACTGCGCTTATAATCTGATATGACCTGCTCTCTATCCTGTTCCATTTTGGAATGTACACAACAAGTTCTTATCCCTTTTTCATTCAAATAACTGGCTATGTGCTCGGCATGATCTATATCTATTGAAAATATTAGCCACTTTTTATAATTCTTTCCATATTTTATTATCTCATCAACTGCTTGTTTTGTTATTTCTTCTCTATCAAATTTTTGGGATAAATCTTTCAAAGAGTAGTCGCCAGCAACAGTGCGAACTCCAGATACATCCATCTCCATTTCAGTTGACTTTGGTATCAGCCTTGCCAAATAACCTTCATTAACAAGCCTGTTAAAATTTTCCTTTGATGATAGATCATAAACTATATCAGTAAATAAAGCGCCTTCGCCTTTGTTAATATAACCATGACCAAGCCTGAAAGGAGTTGCTGTTAAACCAACGTAATTAGCATCAAGGCTTGAAAGAAACTTTCTATACATGCCAGTTTCTTTTATGGTTACTGTATGACACTCATCAATCAACACAATATTAAAATCTTGGAATAGCTCTGGGTGTCGATATACTGATTGTATGCCGGCAACTGTTATTTTCTTTATTATTTTTGACTGTAATCCTGAGCTAAATAATCCTATTTCAAATCCATCGAAGTAGTTTGATAGGGAATCATAATCCTGCTCCAATATCTCTTGAACATGAGAAAGAACAAGTATATTGGAATCTATTTTTTTGCTAAGAAACTCATCAGCAAAGCCACACATGATAGCAGTTTTGCCACTACCAGTTGGAGCAACAACAATAGGGTGGCCAGGCTCATTAGAAAACAAATAGTTGATAAGAGCATCAACTGCTTCTCCCTGATACCACCGTAATTTCATTATCAATCCTCTTCAGGATAGATACCAAGCTTATACATAGGGCAAGCATTAAGTTGATCTTGTTTTGATAGCTCTTTATCATCTTGTGCGCTACAAAACCACTTACCATCCTCGCCAAGATCAACAAACTTACAAGTCCTACAAGTTCTTTTTATAGGCTGGGCCTGTTCAAATTTTTCATAAAACTCAGAGTGACAAGAAAACCTATGGTTGCAATATCTACACTCATAATGCGATGGTTGAAATGGTTTGGTTGGGATATACTCTGACATAATAATCCCTTGCTCTTTTTCCAAAAGCAAATTGTATCTTTCCTTATCAAAGTATACCCTTTCAGCAGCACGGTCTTCAGTGTTCTTATTACAAACAATAAAGTATCCACGCTTCAATTTCATCTCGCCCATATATCTTTGCATCTGATCATAATATTTGGGCCAAGTTTTTCTCAATCCTTCTTTAAGGAATTGATTGTAATATTTTTCTTTTGCGCTTTTGACTTCAAGAAGATGATCTGTTTTTGGAGCCTCAATCAATAAACGAACACGACCATCAGGATGGCCTTTTGAATGACCGGCAAACCCAACTAATTCTTCTTGTTTTTCTTCTTTTGTTCCAACCAAATCAATTTCATTTCCATCTTCATCAAGCCTAAATACCTTACAACCAACAGACTTCAAATCCCTGATTATTCTTTCCTCTTCAATATCGCCGCGCTCAAATATCCTTTTACCTTTGGCCTCAATCTCAATATCAGAGCACCACCTAAACGACATCCACATTGATCTAGGGCATGTATTCCCTATATCAGACATGCTAAGATACTCTCGAAAATCTTGTGGATATGTTATTGAATCAATTTCTTTAATTGTTGAGTTTGGATTTTCAGGTATCTGTACCATTTTATTCTTCACCTTTATCCGCGCGATTCTGTGCAGCTTCATCTGAATATTGAAAGTTTTTATATCGAATGGATAATTTTGATATGTTGTGTACTCTTGTGTCCTCTCTTGAGAATCCATTATATTCCCTTATAACTTGAAGAAGACATTGAAGCTTACACATAAATGCAACCAACGATTTTTTATCATAATCCTTTTGATATATGTAATACTTTTTGATTACATCAAGAATTTGACTGGCTTTGATACTTGATTTTATGATTGCTTCTGATACTGAGATTCTTTGTGGAGCATAGAGCCTGATTGAGCTACAATATATTTCATTATAGTCAGTTATTTCTTGTGCTAATCCTTGGTAATAAAATTCAATATCACCAAGTTCTTCAAGTATATTTTCCTTGTTTAATGGATCAAATATAACAGCATCCATCAACTCTCCTACTTCTCCTGATAATCCGATTGCCATATGTATCATATGGCATTGGTGTGGAGTACAAGTTTGACGTATAGTCTCACCAGGCTTGGCCAATACTTTAACCATCTCAGCATGATTCATGCTGTTAGCAGTATCATTCATTTTACTCTCCTAAGAAGTTAGCACATCCATGTGCTTAGATTGGACTTTATTCCCAGGGTTTCTTTGGTTTTGCAGTCGCTTCTTGCTGTTCTTCTTGCTGTGATGCTTGTTGTTCTTCCTGCTGCGGCGCTTGTGAAGGTTGAGAGGGTTGAGAAGGCTGCTCAGCAGACACATGCGCATCAGCTTTTTCATAGTATTTGATTCGATTGCTTGCTGGCCATTGAGCGGTTGCAGGCTTAACATCAACCTTCAACTTACAAGGAATACCATGAAGCTGTTGTGAATCTTGAACTGAAGGAATGCCACATGCTCTGCAAATAGTGGCCAATTCTTTCTGTGCAATCTCAACTGCCTGGGTATTCTTGTTAATGATGTTAAGCTGAGTCCAAAGGAGTCTGCCTTGATACTTTTTGGGTGAAATTACTTTCCACTCAAGCTTCAAGTATTTCCCATTTGGATCCTTGGCAGTTTCCTTGCAGTTTTCCATTGATGATTTGTGGATTTGAGCGATATAATCCCCTTCAGGAACAGGGGAAAAATCATTCATATCCTCATGATCACCAGAGTTAAACTGACGCGGTAAAAGAGTCATGCTGCTTGTTCTCCTTGAGGTTGATTAATAATTTTGCTGAAGATTTTGCCAAGGTGAGGCTCTTCAATCGGCTTGAGCTTTTTGCTCCTATCCTTGGCCTCATAGCCTATACCAGTTTGAGTTCTCAAAACTCGGTATTCTTCATTATCCTCACCAAGCATCGAAGTCATAAAGTAAACCCCATCAAAATAGAAGGGCACTTTATTCAGCAGTTGCTTACCAGGCATTGCTGGTAGATAGTTTGTAATACCGCTATCTTCATCAACAAGCCTGGCAGTTTGTGCGCTGAAGATGATGTTCTTGCCTTTGATATCGCGATATTTGCGAAGCAACTCCATCATATCATCAGCAAGATCGCCATATGCTTTTCTAGCATCTTTGTATTCCCTTTTATAAGTGCTAAGAATAACATCAGCAATTTCCGTCACTGAATCAAGACCAACAGATTCGTAGACTTTTGCCTCATCAGATTCCGTTAGCCAATTATACGCATCATAAATATCCTGAAGCGTATTGATTTCAATGTATGGAATATCAAATTCCTGTAGGGAAAGAAGGCCAGATTCAGCACTCAAAATAATCTGATTTTGAAGAGTACTCATGAGTGTTGTTTTACCTATGCCTGCTTTACCATAGATAAGGAGTTTGACGCCGTCAGCGCCAACATCCTTTGTTGATTGTATTTTTATCCCCATATTATCTCCTGTGTTGTGATTGATGCTTATTCGCTGTCGCTAAAAGCATCATGCGAAATACTACCAACGTAGTCATCATCGCTTGGGGTGAAAATATCTACGTTGCACTCAACAATGGATTCGCAACCATGGATGCGAATTGCTTCATCGACTGCTGATTTCAAGCCAGCCAATGTGCGTGCTTGTTGAGTAGTAAAAGCGCCAGATTCTGACATAAAAATGCCTCCAGATCAAAAATAAAGGATTTCTATTATACTATATTTTACGGTTGAAGTATAATAGGACTAATAAGCCATTATGACTGGCTTTGGTTAAATGGACTTTCATCCAAATCAATTTCAGCCAAAACCTCAAGGGTTGGCGCCGATGGCTTTTCTTCTAAAGCTATCATTATCATTGAATCTTCATCCAAGTCATTGAATCTTGACTTAATAACTTCAGGCTTGTGTTTTATACAATCCCTTTCAAGCTCAGTCAACTCATCCCATATCTGATCAAGCACAGCTTCATCAGATACTTTGATTGCCATGTCAACTTTTGCCTTTAACTTCAAATTCCCTATAACACCAGACTTTGACCCCTTCTTTGCTATATCCTTTAGCATATGAATGCATATATCTTTCCTTAATTGCATTTCAGATTGCTTTGCTTCTTTTAACAAAGTAGCTAATCTGTGCCATTCCTTAACTTTATATTCAATGCTCATTTCATCACTCATCTTCAAATGCCTCTTGTTTACAATTAGTTCCCCATGTTTTTGAAATAGCTTTCATTTTCTCTATCTCAAGATCGATTTCTTTTGTTTTTATAAAGCCACTAGATATTATCATTGATGAAATTGTTATTGACATAAAGAAAGATATTGCCAATAATAAAGCGCCTATGCTTGTTATTTTTATTTGCATAATTAATGCTTATATATAAATGATTCTTCACCATTATAACTTCTTAATTTTTCAGAGGCCTCTTCAAGAATTTTTGCAAGTGAATTTTTATCAGCAATATTGTGTGAAAAATTAAGGTTATTTTCTTCCATTGATATAAAAACAAATGGAATTTTTCTACCAAAGAATTCAGTTAAACAGGCATCAACTGATTTTGATATTTCAGCCAGCAATTGGTTTTTATCAAATTGTGATGCTTCAGCCAATTTCTTTAGGCTTGGATTTTCTCTTATCAGATTGATTGCCTCTGATTCAAAATCGCGTTTATCCTCAACAACAATTAATTCTTCATCAATAAGATGATCTTGTTGTTTAACGTCGTGATTAAACTCATCCATAGTTTTACCAAGATGCTTTAAAGTACAATCAACCATCTCTTTCCACTGATTATTTGCTTGATCATATCCTCCTATACAGGCAGTGTTTGCCACAATTATAAAATATGGATGGGCATTGGCATTTAAACATTCATTGCAATATGCTGCTGAATAAGGAACTCCAGGAACAGAAGCAACTCCAATTGCTTCATTTTTTTCACAAACCTCACAAGTAGTCATTTTAACCTCATTTGGATTCAATTGATCTATTTTTCAATTCAGGCACTTGATTTCTTGCTAACCAATCAACCATAGCAAATAATTCTTCCAACCACTGTTGTTTAATATCTTCTCTTTCAACAAGTATTGGAATCAAAATTCTGATTGTTCTTTCCATATATTCTTTTGTATAGAATCTATCGAATCTATATTCATTATATGGACGCAATTTCATAGGCATGCTATGATTACAAATCATTCTTACTGTGAAGAATAAATGGCGAGTTTCCATATTATGAGGGTTGTGAAAATTATCTTGCTTATCTTTCCACCTAAATGTAAGTGAAGATGGGTGTGAAGAACTAAGATCATTATTAGTGCTTTTAAATAACAAATTTGAAAGAACTCTTAAATCTTTATGATTTAACATTATCCTCTCCAATTATCATTCCAATCAATTTCACCCCATGGGCTTTCATCCATATCATAGTATTTTGAATGACAATGATATTCTGATTGTTGGTCTTCAACCTCAGAGCAAGCATCCATATATAATTCTCTACTACACCTTATTGGCTGAACATTCTCATACATCCAAACAATATAGCTTGGATCAATATC